TGATGTTTGGGAAGAAAAGAAAGAGCAAGAGAAGCGAGAAAAAGCGATTGCCGAGCAACAGAGAATTGACGGAATCAAAACTAAAATTTCCGATTACGTTGCTAGTTGGAAAGAGGCTTTTGGTTTTATGGTTTTCGGCAGCATAAAAGAAGTTTCTGAAAATTTCGCTGAATCGAATAATACATTTGACAAAACCGCCTTGCAAGAATTTGATGTTCTTTTTGATCGTGAAGTTTCGACGCTTGCCGAATTACTAGAAAATAAAATTTCTACTTTGGAAGAACAAGAAAAAATCCGAGTTGACAATTTGTTAATCCAAGAAAAAAATGCTGAGAGTAGTCATATTCAAGAATGGCAAAGCACTTGGAACGCAAATATTGACTGTTTGTCTTTTGATAATATTACCGCCGTACAAGCTCTTTTTAATGTTGGGAAATTAGCTAATTTAAAGCATTATGTTTCGGCTTATGAGGAAATTTACCTTTCAACTGAAAAACGCTTAAATTCACAAATAGAATTTGTTTCTAAAGCAGAAGAACAACGAATTGCTCAAGAGAAACTTGACCAAGAGAAAGAGGAATTTGAACAAAAGCAAGCCGATGCGAAATTTCAAAGTAGGGCTAAGCAATTGACTGATTTTGGAATTGATATGTCGGTTTTTGAATTAGAACATAAAGGCGACCCTAGATGGATGAATTTAAAAACTTCTGCTAAAATTGAAAGCGATTCTGATTGGGAAGAAACATTAGCTTGGGTTGATATGCAAATTTCTCAAAGAGATAAGACTGAAAATAATGAGTGGCTTAAAAATAATCCTATTACCACGGCAGAAGCAATTGAAGTTGTTGCTGAAGAAGTTGTTAAGGGCATAGAGCCTATGAAAGACGAACACATTTTTGAATACAAACAACCAAGCATTGAGGAATCTATGCAAATGGCTGGCGAAATGTTGGGTGACAAATCTGACGAATCCGCCAATGATAACGTTCAAGAAGTAGAATTTGAAGAAACTCTTTACCAAGGCACTTATAAAAATTTATCCGAAACCGTAGCTTCTTTTGAATTGGTTTTTGCAATTAGCGATTTGCCAAAATTTGAGCATTTAACCATTAAGGAATTGTTGAAATCATACAGTATTCCAAATTAAAACCAATAAACCAATGGCAGAAGAAAAAATAATAGATGTCAATCCAGGAGATACGATTATCATCAATGTGAAAAACGAGGAATCCGACAATAAAACCTTTTCAATTAGCGAATTCGCTAAATTGTCTGGACTTTCTCGTAGCACTATATATCTCAAAATTAATTCCGGCGAAATTCCTAAAATTATGATTGGGAAATCGCCAAGAATTGAAAGTAAATATTTAAACCAATTTAAAAAACAGTAAAATGTCAGAATTAGCAAAAACAAATCAAACTCCTGTTATTGGAGTGAAAGCACTATCTAATTTCCTTAATTCAGATAGCATCAAAAGTAAATTCGCAGAAGTTTTAGGCGATAAAGACAAAGGCGTGGCTTTTGTTACTTCAATCCTTTCTGTGGTAAATTCAAATGGACAATTGGCCAATGCGGACCAAAATTCACTTTATACCGCTGCATTAATGGCCGCTACCTTAGATTTGCCAATTAACCCAAGTATCGGACATAGTTTCTTGGTCCCGTTTAATACCAAGCAAGCAGATGGAACTTACAAAACAATGGTGCAGTTTCAAATTTCTGCAAAGGGCTTGAAACAATTAGCAATGCGTTCGGGCCAATTCCTAAAAATGAACGATTCAGATGTTAGAGAAGGAGAAATTGAATCAGTAGACAGAATGACCGGTGAAATTAAATTCAATTGGATTCAAGACGATAAAGAAAGATTGTCTAAACCGGTTGTTGGGTTTATTTCTTACTTCAAACTTCAAAATGGTTTTGAAAGTACTTTCTATATGACCAAAGAAGAAGTTGAATTACACGCTAAAAAATTCTCGCAGACTTACAAAAAGTTTGGTACTGGACTATGGAAGGATATGTTTGAAAAAATGGCTTCTAAAACGGTTATTAAATTGCACTTGTCGAAAGACGCTCCTTTGTCAACTTCTGTTCAGAAAGCACTTATTTCGGATCAAGCAGTGATTAAAAATGACAAATTTGCCAATTCTACTGAAGAAACAGTAGATGTAGAAACAGAATACGTAGACCACCAAGAAGTCGCCCTAGACGTAGAAGCAGTAAGTGAAGCAAAACAAAGAGCTAGAATCGTAGAGCATATCGAAAATGCTAAAGATTTGGCTTCATTAGAGCAAGTAAAAGCCAATGTCGACCCAGAAAATGATTTAGAGTTATTCACCATGTACGATGATAAAGCTAGAGAGTTAAAAGGTAAAAAGTAATCAATTAAAAATAGCGAGGTTTGTATATAATCTCGCTATTTTTACAATAAGTAATCTATGAAAAGAGAAATTAAATTTAGAGCGTGGTTACCTGATTTAAAAAAAATGGAAACAGGATGGTTTGGACTTCGTTCTGACGGAAAAGCTAGTTTTAATTCAGATTGTGTTTTAATGCAATTTACGGGATTAAAAAATGAAAATAACGTTGAGGTTTACGAAGGTGATATTGTCAAAGTTGGCGGATTAATCGAAGTAGTTGAATATATTGACGGAATTTTATGTTGCTATAACAAAAGTATTTATGGCAATCACGAAAAGGTTGAGATTGAAAATTACGATGATATAATTGTTCCTTGTAGCGATTATTTTGAACCATACGAAGTAATTGGAAATATTTACGAAAATCCTGAACTTTTAAACGAGTAATCTATGAGCGAATTAATATTTAAAAATTTCAAACCCCGCTGCAGTTCTTTAGGTCACATTATGACCAATTTGCCAATTCCAATTACCGAAGAAGAAAAAATCGAGTTGGATGAATTGCTAAACGAACTTGAATCAGGCCAAAATGCCAATGGCCGAAAAACAAAGTGGACCGACACAAAAGCATCAAGAGTAAAAGCGCTTCAAAGAAAACTAAAATGCGAAGATGAATTGTCCGCAGGAATAATGAATCACTTGGACGATGTGTTCCGAAGTCAATTTTGGAAACGCCGACGACATTTGACCAATAAGTATTTGGAGAAAGGGCTATTGACCGAGCAGGAAATTTTGGATTTGGCAAGTAAGGCTGACAACGACTTTTATGTTAAAAATGGCGACAGATTTGCTAATGAATTTATTGAGGGAGAATGGGATAATTATTCAGTAAAAGTAAGAGACACAAAATCTAACTATGATTTAAAAACTTTTGACGAAGCGGAACTTACAAAACTATATGAATACCAACTTAAAGGTTATTCTTGGTTAGTAAGAGATAAATACTCATTAGATTTCTACCCAGAAGCAGAATTGGTTTATGGTTTAGTCAACAACCCTTTACATCATATAACCAATGAGATAACTCGCCAATTTTATGCCCACGGCAATCCTTTAGACGACAATGAGAAATGGATTGAAGTAAAACAACAGATTGAAAAAAATATGATTTTTGATATTGATATGTTTAAACGAGATTATCCGCACTATCAATTCGAAAACAAAGTTCTTGATTTTGATATTCCTGCTCAATTCAGATTGAAAAAATTCGAAATTACAACAAATCAAGAAGACATTGATAATATTAAAAGACGGGTTTTAATGTGTAGAATATATTTGTGTCAAAAAGAGATTGATGTAATGTCTAAATGGAAATAATTTTTTTGTAAATTTGTAACGCTATCTGATTAAAAATGAAAACATCAAATAAATCCCGTAAACCTCAACTGCCACTTCGCTAATAATTAGCCAATCGGATAGCCTTTTGTTGCTTTACGGGTATTTATTCTTATGGAAAATCAAAAAGAAATTTGGAAAGACGTTCTTGGCTATGAAGAAATTTATCAAGTCAGTAATTTAGGAAATGTTAAATCACTACAAAGACTTATTAGATTAGGTTATAGACCAAGAATTAAAAAAGAAACCATTTTAAAAAACAGTATTGAATTTTACGGATATTATGTTGTGAATTTGTGCAAAAATTTAAAAAATAAAAAAACAAAAGTGCATAGAATTGTAGCTGAAGCATTTATTCCGAATCCTGAAAACAAGCCTCAAATAAATCACAAAAACGGCATTAAAAGCGATAATCGAGTTGAAAATTTAGAATGGTGTACCAATCAAGAAAATGCAATTCACGCAAATAAAAATAATCTTATATCAAGGCAAAAGGGTAGTTCAAGCCATAAATCCAAATTAACAGAAAAACAAGTTTTAGAGATTAGAAATTTAAGTGTTTTTTTAAGTTATAGAAAACTTGCAAGTCTATATGATGTCACACATCAAAACATACGTTCCATAGTTTTAAAACAAACTTGGACTCATATATAAAACACACAAACAATTAAACCGAAAATAAAAATGGAAATAAAAGGAACTATAAAAGTAATTAGAGATATTCAACAAGTATCTGCTAATTTTCAAAAACGAGAATTTGTAATTGAAACGGACGAGCAATACCCACAAAGTATTTGCCTTGAATTGCATGGTGATGAAGTTGATATTATTGACGTTTATGGAATTGGAGAATTGGTCAATGTCGCTATTAATTTACGTGGTAGAGAATGGGTGAATCCACAAGGAGAAGCAAAATATTTTAACACGATTGTCGCCTGGCGCATACAACGAGAAAATTCTCAACCCGCCAATAACGCTTCTGAACCAAGACGAGAATACCCACAATCTAATCAACCTAATAGTTTTGCGGACGGAGAAGGACCAGATAATGATATGCCATTTTAATTAGAAAATTGAAGATATTTACAAACAGCGGTTAGTAATAATTGCTGTTTTTTTTTAATTATTTCAATTAATATTTTTTTAATCAATTAATTAGTTTTAAATTTGCTAAAAATAATATAATTATGAACGAAAGATTAAGCACTTCCGAAAAAATTAAAATTGAGCTTTCAAGAAGAAAAATGACTCAGGCTGAGTTATCTGAAAAATTAGGATTAGATAAAGTTACTATCAGCAACAGAATGACTTCTAACGCTTGGAAACCTCTCGAAGTTTTCTACATGAAACACGAATTAGGATTCGATCTTTAATTTTTAAAAATATGTCTAAAGAACTTCCGTTTTTTAAATTTGACCCTACCGAATGGATTATGGGTAAAATTTCATATCAGCCTTTAGAAGTACAAGGTGCTTTTATTCAATGTTGTTCTTATTTTTGGAAGAAGTCTGGGGTGCTTAAAATCGATGAAATTGATTGGCGGATTGGCAAAAAAAATTTAGAGATTTTAATTGAAAATGATTTTTTAAGTGTAAAAGATGATTTTTTAAGTATAGAATTTCTTGAAGAACAGTTACTTAAGTTTGAAAGCATAAGAATAACGCGCGCTGAAAACGGCTCAAAAGGAGGTGTAGCAAAAGCTACAAAAAAACTAGCAAGTGCTACAAATAATTTAGTAGTTGCTAAGCAAAATGTAGCAGAGTTAAGAGTAAAGAGTAAAGAGATAGATAATAATATAATATTAAATAATTCTCTTTTGTCAGAAATTAAAATTTCCGACGATAAAAAGTTTTTTATTTTTAATGATTTAAGTTTAGAAGCAAGTGATGAACAAATTAGGTATTTTAAATCCGCAATAGCTTTTCAAAAATTAATTATCAAAAACCTTAAAGAAAAAAATTGTCCGACAACTCAAGTTGAAAATGCAAAATATAAAAATTTTGTAGATCCGATAAGATTGATGTTTGAAAAAGACAAGGTTACAAAATCTCAATTGTTAGACGCTTATAATTATTTAAACAGTCCGGAAGGCGAGTTTTGGAAATCAAATATTTTATCCACCGCCAAGCTACGAGAAAAATTACCAGTTCTTCTCGCTAAGAAAAATACAAAAACAACGATTGAAGCAAAAAAAGAATCTTTAGTACCTAATCCACGAAAAAGAGGTGAGTTTTAATATGGACAATAAAAAAACAAATATTGTAAATTTAGAAAAAGGTAAATTACCACCTCAAGCTATCGATTTAGAGGAATCTATTATTGGCGCTATGCTAATTGATAAAAGAGGCTTGCAGGAAGCAATAGAGATTTTAACCTCTGATGTTTTCTATAAAGATGCCCACAAACATATTTTTGAAGCGATTTCCGAGCTTTTCTATAAAAACTCGCCCGTTGACTTACTTACAGTATCGAGCGAGCTTAAAAGAGTCGATAAATTAACTTTAGCAGGGGGTGATTTTTATTTAATTGAGCTAACACAAAAAATTTCTTCTTCAGCCCATATTGAATATCATTCACGAATTGTACTTCAAAAATGGATTCAAAGACAATGTATAAAAATTTCAAGCAATATTATTGAAGAATCATACGATGAAAATGCAGATGCCTTGGAATTAATTGAGGATGCTTATCGCGAATATGGTAAAATATCTGATTTAATTACTCTTGGAAAAAAAATAGATTTTAAAAAAAGTGTTACAGAATTTTTAAATAAAACGGCTCAAAAAACAAAAGGAGTTCCTTCATCTTTATCGAAATTAGACAAAAAATTAAATGGCTACCAAAATTCTGATTTGATAATTTTAGCCGCGCGTCCAGGCATGGGTAAAACGGCTTTTGTGTTAAATGAAGTCTTAGAATGTGGTCTTAGAGGAATTCCCGTAGCTTTTTTTAGCTTAGAAATGAGCGAAAAGCAAATAATTGGAAGGATGTTAAGTACAATTTCTGGAATTGAAGTTACTAAAGTAAATCAAATGGATTTGAGTCATGGAGAGATTTTGGATTTAAAAAAATGTTCTGATATGCTTTCTGAATTACCAATTTACATTGATGATACTGGCGGTATTTCTCCAATAGAATTAAAAATAAAAGCTAATCGACTAAAAAGAGAAAATGGAATAAAAATGATTGTTGTTGATTATTTGCAACTTATGAAAGTTAAAAATAAAAAAACAGGCAATCGTGAACAAGAAATTTCTGAAATTTCCCAATCGTTAAAAAATTTAGCTAAAGAACTTGATGTTCCGGTTATAGCACTTTCTCAGCTTTCAAGAAGTGTTGAGCAAAGAGGTTCATCAAAAAGACCGCTTCTTTCCGATTTAAGAGAATCTGGATCAATAGAGCAAGATGCAGATGTAGTTATGTTTATTTACCGACCCGAATATTATCATATTGACGAATGGGATGATGACGAACATTCTCCAACTGATAATCAAGCAGAAATAGAAGTTGCTAAATACCGAAATGGAGAAACGGGATTTTGTAGAGTTGGGTGTCGATTGAAGTATATGAGATTTATGGATATAGAGCATTTAAACGAAAATCTAACGGCAAGGTATTTTAGGGGTAAAGAAGAAGATTTTAAAATTGAAAACAACGAAATTGAAATTCCAAAAATAAGTCCTACAGAGGCTTTTGATAATAAAAATTTCTATGAGAAAGAAGATGAAGATGATGATAGTGATGTTCCGTTTTAAAATTATTAAATGAAACCCGAAATCCTAAAACTTCTCCAAGAAAAAGACAATAAGGCTTCTCAAGGAATTTCGGTTGTTGACTTGAAAAACGCTTTGAATTTGCCAATTAGCGAATTGAAAATATTTCTAAACGAGTTGCATAAAGAGAAGAAAATATCGGTAAGACAAGGAATAAACGGAAAACTAATTTATTTAAAAAAGTGAAATGTTAGTAACAATAAATACAGACGCAAGTTTTCACCCGAATTTAAAATACGGAGCTTATGCTTTTTGGGCAATTTGTAACGATTGGAAAATAACCAAAAGCGGTGTGTTTAGAAAAAAGTGTATTGACCCAGACGATGCTGAAGCTAAATGCATTTTAAATGCGCTAACTGTTGTTTTAAAATCGCACAAAGGTATTACTAAAATAATAATCAATACAGATTCTTTAAACGCTACTGCATACTTACTGAATGATAAAAAGCACGTTCAGAAATATAGATTATCTACTTCAAAAATGCGTCAATTTAGAACTTTGTACATTGATTTAATTCGAAAACTGAAGATAGAAGTAGAATTTCGCCATGTAAAAGCACATTCTGGAGTAAATGATTCTCGAAGTTATGTGAACGAATGGTGTGATGCCGAAGCAAAAAGACAAATGTGGTCAAAAGTAAACTCTTTAAAAAAATAACCATGGTAAAAGACCCAATAATATTCGCTGCAATCATAGTAATTGGAATGTTGATTATGAAGTTTTATTTTGATAAAAAAAAGTTATGAGAAATCACAAAATCACAATATGGTTCCGCTATGGTAAAGAAGAAAAAGACTTTAAAGATATAGATGTTACCGCTGAAAACGACGAACAAGCATTACAATTAGCGAAAAATCACAGACGTTGGGTTTTTAAAGCTGAAATAATTAGTAGAGATGAAATGTAACTACTGCCCATATCTTAATAATCCGAAAATTTGCTTTATTAAATGCGACTACAAGCAAGAAAAATCAAAAAAGGTAAAAGCGCCTTACAAAATACCAAAAGTTTCTAAAAAGCGCCAAGCAGAAGATTTGCAATACAAAGTTTTGCGTGAGGAATTTTTAAGTAGAAAAGAAAATCAGATTTGC